CATAATCGGTACCACCGTCATAATTTTTACCACCACTTAATGTAAGGGTTGTTGCTCCAATACCAGCAAAACTGATTCCTTGAGCATCTTGATCCCAACCATTATCAGAGGAATGAGCATTAAATTTATTAGTTGCCACTCCAACAACATTAGTTGTCGTAATACCTGTAGGTGCTCCACCAGCAAAGATAGTGTCTGAAGAATTTAAAATAAATTTTCTCCAGTATGATGGAGAACCAGCAGAAAACTCAGCATCTTTTGCTTTTGAAAGATTTAAATTCTTTTCAAGAATTGTTCCAGCATTACCTGTTATTGTTCCTTTGTCATCAATAACTACGACATGGACTTCATCAAATCTTGAACTTCTTGCTGCAGCAAAGTTTGAAGTACCTGGTCTGTCAGCGAGTTGACTCCACTGAATAGTACTATTAGTTAATTGAACTGTCTGTTGATCATACCAATCTTTCTGTGCTGTAACAGATTCTGTTCCAACAAGGGAACCATCACCAACTTGACGAAGTGTAAGAGTTCCTGTTCCAGGAAAAGAAAATGTTCCAAGTGGTTCGTAATCTTTAGCAGTTTCTGTTCCAGCAGCGGATACGTGACTAGTAAATTTAACACTAATCTGACCATCTATATCTGCCTCAGTGACTATTCCCTTATAGAATCCATCAAGAACAGATGTTGAACCCGCTGATATTTGATAAGTTGCGGATGGGACTGCCATTGAAATTCCCATACCAACAGCAGCAGTATGTGCTGATCCAACTACAAGTATTTGATCAGCTATGTTATCAACAATAGCGACTTTTACATCATTTCCCCAAGATCCAGGATTTCTTGCTGCTACAGTTACACCTGTAATAGTGCTTTCATCATAACCATTATTAGTGTAATCATCTACGGATCTTATCTTAATACTTGATGCTGCTCCTACAAATGCGTTTTTGAGATCGTCATCATCTGCTCTAACTACACTTAAAACTCCACCATATGATAAGTATGAAGATGCTACCATCCAATCTTCATATTGACTATCCGTGGCAGTTGGTTCTCCAAAAAGGTCAATAAGATCAGCTTCGTTTTCTACAGTTGTAGGTATGTTAACTGGTCCTTTAGAAAAGGCAGCTACTATAGCAGCAGTCTTATCGGTTGCAGTGTCTACTCTACCAATAGTAAGGTCAACCTCTCTTACCAAAATTCCAGGAGATGCTAAATTAATGGGCATCTTTTATTCTCCAAATCTCAGATTTATACTGAAATTATTTATTAAAAAGGGTATTTTCAACGGGAAAACAGTACGTGAACACTACCAATCTGGATACATCCAATCAGCAAATATCTTTTTCTTCTTTCTATTTTCAACTATTCTTTTGATGGTACATATCTTACATTCATAAGAATATGATGAAGCGAGAGTAGATCTATCTTTATGAGTCAGATAAAAACCATCAACCAAATCTTTTACTTCTCCACATTTTCGACACTTTCTTTCAGAGAATAATAAATGTTCTAAATCTATCTGATCATTGAAATCCATTATAGTATTAGAATAGTTTGTGTTCCGTCTTTATTGTCTGTGATAGTTATCTTTTTGTTTGGAAATGATTTTGATAATAATCTTTTCAATTTAACATGCTTAAATAAATTCTTCATTACATATAGTCCCACATATAAGATTTGTCTCCATATTCATCAACTTTCCATAGATCTCCATCTTTATCAACAAAACTTCCTTGATCATCAAGTCCGTCTGATATGAATCCAAATGGTGCCATGTCTTGCTCTATTTGATTTTTTTGTTCTTCATATATTCTTTTTCTTACATCATTATCTGTCATTTCTTTAAAATAGTCCTGTGCGACTAACCATGCAAATATTACAAGACACATTGCTAAGTCATCATTACATCCTTCTTCTGCTTCAAAAGAATTTGCTTTTTGTGAAAATGTAGTTAATTCAGATATAATATCGTAATCAAATGTTAATAGTTTATCATCTTCGATTAAAGTTTTAAGATTAGAACAACCCAATTTTTTAACAGCAGCAGTTGTCCTAACTCCAAGTTGAGATTTTTTACCACTAAAACCAGATCCAACCACTTGTCCATTTCTTCCTCTCATAGAACACATTAATATATTTTCATATTCTAAATCATATTGTAGTATACTTGCAACTTGATCTCCTATATCGTTTACTTCTATTAACAAAAAGGATTCATTATATCCCTTTGCTACATCAAAAATAATATTTGGAAATAGCATTGGTTTAATTTCATTATTTCGATATTTTGCCACTACTTTATATGGAAAACTTGTAATATCAAAAACAATGAAAGCTGAATAGTCGTTACCTAATCCACGAGCAACGTCAACTGTAATCAAGTAATTGTGATCTTTTATTGGTTGTTCATAGATATCAAGACCAGCATTTTTAGTTATCGGATCTTCATATATTAAATTTTTAAGTTTACTAGCTGCGATGAGAGTATTGATTGATCCTAAAAATTCACATTCAAACTCAATTTTAAATTGTTGTTCTGAAGTATTGGCAATTGTCTGCTCTTTCCATAAAGCATCTCTACCAGGAACTTCTGACCAATGAACATCAGTTGGAACATATTCATTCTTACCTTTTTCAGAATCATGCCACATACGGTAGAAATGATTCATACCTCTTGGAGTAGAAACAATTATAACTTTTGTACTTTGACCAGAGGTAATAGTTGGATACACTGACGCAAAAAATTCATCAGCAATGTGATTTGGAATAAACGCAAACTCATCAAGGAATATTACGTTATATGATCCACCTCGAACAGCAGATGATGATGT